TCGCTTTCGCCTGTGTCGCGGTTTGTCGATACTTTGATGTCGCTTGTTTCAAAGACCTGAAATTGCTTTGACATCGCGAGCAATTGTGTGAGTTGGCCGTAGCGCCCTTCGATTTGTTGAGCTGTGCGGATTAGGCGGTTTTCCCATGGCTCATTGCTGTCAGCCTCTTTGTTTGAGAGGATATTGGGTGTTGGGTCCAGGATGTCTTTGGCTTGGGCTTCGATGAATTCGCCCATGTCGTCTTTGTCGAGAAGTTCACCGGAAATTTTCATCCAGTCTTTCCACTCGTTTGAAAGTGGAAAGTTATAGGTGGCGCGATGATTGCAATGACGGGCTGTCGCGTCGCCTGTTGGGGTTGTGTCGTCTTTTGGGCCTTCGGCGTGATAATCGGCAATGCTGATGAGTGATGGTTGTTCCATGTCGGGTTGTGCGAAGAGGGCAGAGGATTCGCCCTTGAAGCGGTTGGTCCAGTCGATCAGGCTTTGCAGGTCTTCAAGGCGCGCGGTGCCTTGGCGCCGTAGTGGTTTTAGGTATTCTGCTGCTTTGCGGTAGTGGGGAGAAAGGTCTTCGATGTTGCGGTTGGTGGGCACGGAAACAAGGTGTGTGTCCGTCGCTTTGAACGCTGTGGGCGCACTGATTTCTGCATGTGCGCCAAGTTCTTGCATTGCATCGCGCATGGTCTGGGCGGAGTTTTCGAGAATGGGGAGGTCTGACATGGGTTTTCTTTCTTAAGTAAGGTGGGGGATTAGGGTTGGGTGCAGCCCATCGGTTTACGCTGTGACGTGCTTTACCGCCCACATGACCGCCTGTTCGGCGTTCGTCTTGGCTAGCGACATTTCGCGGCTGTGTCCGACCTCATCACACTTTGCTAGGAACGCTGCGCCAAGGTCTTTTAGCTCGACCATCTGGGCTTTTTCAGCGTCTGTCAGGGTGCGGTATTGATGGCGCACCGCGTTGTTCGCCGTGCGGTCGTCGGATGCGCTATTTACTGTATTCATGGGGATTTCCTTTCGGGTGGTTTGGATCAGTTGGACTGCTGTTGATCAGTCCATTCCGGGGGGGATTAGTCGATGTCGCGCACTTCACCTGTTTCGGGGTCGTGGTCTGACACGTCGCGGATCGGTTGGTGCATGCGGGCCATAAAGGGGCTGTAGAGCGTCAATTCACCGTTGTCGTTTAGGTAGGCTGCGGCGCTGCTTGCGGGTTTTTGTGGTGATTTGAAGCTGACGGAGGCGCCCATGGACACATCGCCGGATTTCCCAAGTGCATAGTCGACCTTGATCGTCATTGAGCCTTGGCACTTCTTGGAGCCATGCAGATCGTTGTGCTCCAGCAGATCAATTTGCAACTTTTTGTGACCGTCCATGATTTCGGTTAGGAACTCACCGCCATCAAAGAGCGCTAAGATTTGCTCAAGTGAGCGCATTTTATATGGGTCGTGGCGCTCGACTGTTGTTGCGTTGGTTGGTGTTTTTTTGTTGGTCATCACTTGGGTGATCCTTTCAGTAGTTCGGTGTTGCGATACGTCCGGCCCATGCGTCGAATGTTGTGCGCAGGGCTGCGAAGTTTGATTGGGCTGCCGCGTCTGTGTTCAGCTCGCGGCGACTTTTGATTTTGCATGTTTCGCGCAGGTATTGGGCTGCGGCGCTGGCGCAGAATTTGGTTTCGGGCAGACCGCTGCGGATGGCTGCGAACTTTTGAAACTGTGGGTCGTTGCACAGGATACCTGCTTGTTTCGCTGGTGGCATGTCGTTGAGGCGGGTCACTGTGCGTTGCCTGCAACAGGGGATGCGTGCATGTTTGATGTGCTTCGCGTTTGGTAGGTGAGGGAAAACCTGACCATTGCCAGATCGGCTGTTGGTGCGGTGATCCTGTGGGTGCGGGTGCCGATGCCTTCGATGCGTCCTGAGACATCAAATTTGAATTTTTTATGCCCGTCTTGGGCGCTTGCCTTTTTCTGTGCTGGTTTCAGCTTGTTCTTGAGGCGGTAGTTTTCGACCCTTAATTGCAGCGTTTCCTTTTGGCGCTGACTGGCTTTTTCTGACAGGTAAATTCTAAGCGTGCCTGCGTCGATGTTGAGTGCTGTGGCTGCGGCCTTGATGGATTTAAACGTGAAGCCGTCAATCGTTGTTTCGATTGGAGCGCCGACGCCCGATTTTTGTTGGCCGATATGGTCCAGGTGACCGTAGCGTTTGAGGTGTTTGTGGATCGTGGAGCCGGTGACACCCAAGGCTTGCGCGGCTTCGGTGTGTGATGGGTAAGTTTTCCCTCTCACTGTGATTGGTTTTGGTTTGAACATCTCAAACGTCCGCTTTTGTGTTGCGATCGATGTGAGAATATGCGGCGCGCATCCAGATTTGTTGGGCGTCGGTTTCCGTGGTGCCTGTGACGCGAATGCGGTGCAGGTCTATGACGGTTTTTCCCAATCCGACCTGATAGACGCCTTTTGTTTCCAGTGCTTCGGTTTCGAATAGGGTGCGGCGCGCCTTAAGGTTCTCATTGGTTGAGGGGCCGAGGGCGTGGTGGGCGTTTGTCAATTCTTTAAGAGCTTCGATGTTCATGCTGCCACCTCTAGGCAGTCAAAGGCTTGGCCTTGTGCTGCGAGTCTCGCCACGGCTGAGCACAGGTTGCCTGTGCCCGTTTTGCTGATGATGTTGGCTTTGTGGTATTTGAAGGCTGATACGCTGACGCCCAAACGATGGGCTGCGACTTTTTCGGGTTGCGTCAGTAATGGCACCGCGCGTTGTTCTGCGGGTGTGAATGTCATGCTGCACCGCCGATCTGGATGGCGGTGCGTAGGGCTTGGCTGATGAAATTCGGTGAAACGGTTTCGCCGCGGGATTCTTTGATCGTGCGGAATGCGAGAACGCATTGCGTTTGTGTGAAATCGTTTGGGTGTTGCACGATGTGTGTGGCATCCGCGATTTTGAGCGGATCAAATCCGAACACGAGGCCGTTGTAGGCGTGCGGTGCGGTGGGAATGCTTTTGGTTTGAACGTTTTGCATGTTGTGCTCCATCGTTGAAATCCGCGATCTGCCTGTGGCGTCTTCTGCGGGTGATGGACAATCCATAAGGGGGAATAAACCCCTATGTCAACATTGTAGGGGATTATTCCCCAAAATATTTTGATTTAGTGATTCTGATCTGTTATGCAGGCAAAAGAAAACCCCGCACTGGGCGGGGTGAGCCGGTCAAAGGTTGGCATTGATCGCTTGCTGTGATACCTGCGGCCGTATCAGAAAACTGCGTGCATAGTTCCGGTTGGGCTTTCTGGTGTAGGCGAAGAAGAGGGCGATATGAAGACAGTTTACACAATCGGTTACGAGGGCACAGATATTGAGCGCTTTGTTAAAACGCTTAATGCGGTGGGGGTTGAGACTGTCGCTGATGTGCGGGCAGTTCCGCGCTCTCGCAAAAAGGGATTTTCCAAGAACACCTTGCGTGAAAACTTAGAAAATGCAGGTATTGAATACCTTCCCGTTCAAGAGCTTGGTGACCCTAAAGATGGGCGCGAAGCCGCGAAGGTCGGTGACTTTGATCGCTTTCGTATGATCTATTCCGCACATGCTGACCTGCCTGAATCTGTAGCAGCTATCGAACAGCTTGCGAAAGTTTCGGATGAGAAGGTTGTCTGTCTTCTTTGCTTTGAACGAGATCCAAAAACCTGTCACCGCTTTATCGTAGGGGAGCGTATGGGGGCTTTCGGCTATCAGATGTTGCACCTGTTCGGCGATGATCCTGAACGCTATGTGCGAAATCGCGAGAAATTACCGTCCCATCCGTCAGCGCTTAAAATAGCTCAGCCTGAATTTGGTGCGGAGGATAAATTAGGCTGATTATCATCCACTGCTGTTGAAAGCGTTGCTGGTTTCCCATCAGAAACATTAAGTCTTTGGAGGGGATGTTCTTTTCAAGCTGGGCGCGGACGTGACGTTCCCAATCATCCTCATATTCTTTGCGATATTTCCAATAGAGTGCCCCAACTTCCCAATCGACGATTTTATGCCTGAAAATCTCTGTGTCAGGCCCAGATCCGCATTCGTATCGATAGTAGAAGTCAAATGGGAGCTTCCTGAGAATCCTTATGTCATCTTTGTCATCTTTATCGAACAGCCCTCCTTGTTTTTGTTCTTGTTCGAGCTTTCGCAGCTCGTCTTCTGTCCATTCTGGATTGGAAACCTGCACAATCTCTAGGCTTAAAATGCGAGCTGGTTTTAAAAGAGCAAGTGATTGACCTGTTGCGTCTTGGTTGGCTTGAATTTCGTCAAAGCGGTTATAAATTTTGAGTGGTGAGATCAAGTGTCGCCGTTCGGCCCATTCGTTCTTGGTTGTGACGGGGGCGCCGATCTCTATCGTATCCATTTTAATCGAATGGCTTTCTGGTCTGTGGTCACGGTTCGCCTTTTCTACTTTGGTCGTGATCCATTGCCATTTTCTAAATTGTTTTTCTTCTGAGACGAGGCGGAATGGAACGGGAAACAGCCGCATGAGATTACCGTTTTCATCCATGCCTGCGACACAAGTGGTTTCAGTGTATTTGCCACTTGGAGAAGGATAGGTTTTACATAAAATCAAAATTTTCGTATCAAATACGGCCATAGTTATGTCTCGCAAGTTTATGTTTTAATTATATATTTTTCACTAAATCCCGCCCCAAGTGCATTTTGATGGGGGCGGCCCATTTGATGGTGACGTCGTACATGGGTGGGGTGTCGGCGTGGAATGAGATCAGGTCAAACAGGCCGTCCGGTTGGCCATCGCGGCGGCGCAGCAGCTTGGCCCAGACCATGCCGTTTGAGTCCTCAACGACGCATCTGCGGCCGATGGCTTCGGATGGGACGCCAAGTGTGTCGCGTGAATAGAACAGAATATCGCCCTCTTCATAGGCGGGTTCCATTGAGTTGCCTGAGACTTCTACCGCGACAATGCCGTGCGGGCCGATTTGTGGCGGGCAGGCGATTTGATACAGGCCTTCGCCTTTGGGGTGTGGGTCTGAAAGCTGGATTTTTGCGCCAGCGCCGACTTTACCTGCGACTGCAATTGTCCCTGTTTTGAAGGGGGTTAAGTTGCCCTTAATGAAATCTTCAACGGCAACGCCAAATGCATTTGCCACTTTAATTCCATCGTCCACGTTTGTGGTTTTGGATTTCCCCTGCATTAGCGACTTGAGTTGTTCGTAGGAAACGTCGGCTTCTAGGGCGACGTTTCTCAGTGAGCGACCTGTGTGGGTAAGTGCATGTTCGAGCGCGTTTTTAAATGATGCTTCCATGTGGGAATATATACCCTTTTTAATTAATTTGAGACATGGGGGATATTTCACCTTGATAAGCTGGGGTTTATTCCCCTATTGATGACTTATGGAACAATTGATCTCAGAGATTGAGGCCTATGCCTCTCAAGTTGGCCGCAAGCCGCAATCGGTTTTGCGGTTGGCTATCAACGCGTCATGGGGCACGTGGGATGCTTGGAGGGCAGGGAAATCCAGTCCGACGTTGATCGTTGCAGATCGCATTCGTCTGTTCATGGCTGAAAATTCTGGAGCGACTGAGGGCGAGGCGCGGTCATGACGTTTTCGCCCCTAAAGCACTGCTCAGCTGAAAAGCAAAACATAGGCAAGGTATGTGCTGGCGCTTGTGCCGATGATGTACAGAACTGCGCCCATGGTTGTCCATTTCCATGCCGGAGCCGTGATCACATGACGCCCGGTGATTGTTTTTTGGAATGTCTTGCATTCGGTGTGGCCAAACCCAAAGCCGATCATGATCAAGCCAATGGACATGGCAATGCGTGGATCGGTGGGGATGGGCGTCAAGAGGGTCGCTGCGACGATGACCAGTCCAAAAAGTCCCATAACGGCATACCATTTGTTCGAGATTGCTTGCGCAACGCCATTCAGAGCGTTGTCGAGTGGAGATTCCATGCGCTTTCCTTTTCATATTTGAAGCGTGTGGTTCGGTCTGTTGGGGTGTTTGGAGCCTCAACAGACCAAGATATGAAAGCGCTGGCGATCAAAGTCCAGTTGTTTGAGCGGCATTGTGCATGTCCTTTAGCTGCGTTGGTGTTGCCCGCGGGTGTGGGTTTCGTGCCTTTCGGTTTTTGTGAGGCGCACTCATGATGTTCCTTACCCCCTTAAATTCCAAAGGAGATTTTAACTATGCGATACCTCAGGCAGATTGTGTTTTCGTGGCTTCGGCCAGAGATAGAAGCACAGATCGAAGCTCATCAGTTGCGCGTTTCTCAACAGACAGAACAGGCTCGTCGTCGGAATTGACTGTGATGCGGCAGCTTAGTTTGAATTCCTTCGGTATGCCGTCGGGGCTGTCGAGATCGTGCTGCGCTACAAATACCGCATCTGCGACATACATTGCGGGCCAGTTGTCCTTGCTGGGAAAGCGGGTCAGAGAAATTCGGTCTATTTTTGCATTTCGGATTGCCATGGGGGGTCCTTCCTCAGGCATGAGTGCCGCCGCTTTGATGTCTCAGCGGGCGGTGCGGCTGGTCAGGCGGATTGTGATGGGTCTGCCTGACTACACCATTTCTTTCGGGTTGGTCGGGGTGCGTCAAGTGTTTGCGGCCTTGTTTGATTTCTTTTCTTGTTCACTTTATCTCACAAGCCGCCGCTGCTGTCTTGTGAATCCCAATGGGAGTTTTTCACATGCGTGCAACTAGAGCGGGGTCCATTCAGGACGTGTTTCGCCGCGCCTACGCGATCAATCGCGGCATTCAGAATTCAGCCGAAGATATGCAGGTGTCCCCTGCGGTGGCGTCTTATGCGTTGTCTTTGGAAGAGGCGCGCCCTGGTGGGCTTGGTATCAATTATGTTGAGCGCTTGGCGCGGGCGCGGTCTGAATGCGCGGTGCCAATCGCAGAGCATTTTGCGTTGCACGCGGGTGGTGTGTTTATGCCTGTGTCGGGCGACGGGCCAACGGCGTCGGATTTGGCCACAATCGTGCGCGAGTTTTCAGATGTGTTGGCGTTGGATGCGCGGGCGCATTCTGAGGCGTCGGAGGACCCGCAGGACTACACGCCCAAAGAGGCGTTGGACGCCATTGGCGAGGTCGATGGTCTTTTGCGCGCGCTGACGAATTTTAGGTCTGTTTTGGTTGCAAAAGCGGACCCGCACTCATGATTTTCCCCGTCATCAATCCCAACCGTACTGCTTTGCGGGCCTCAGTTGATGGCGCAACTTTGCACACTCAAGCGTGTGCAATAGGTTGGGGGCTGTGTGCTTTCGGATCTTTCTATTCAAATTTCGGTCTCTCCCTCCTCCCTGAGATCGAAATGGGGCGCGCGCTGTGGGCGTGTTGCGCGCGCCCTGCTTTTTCAAAGATCAGCGGTGCATCATGCGCGGCTTGAATAAAAACTCTGCCGTTTTGCGTGCCCGCGTTCAGGATATGGACCCGGCTGAGGCGGTAGAGGTTTTGCTGCATGTGATTGATGAGATCGCAGGGGCGGGTGATGGGGTGCCTGAAGACTTGGAGGATTTGCGAGGTGTTCTGACACCAAAAGAATTGTCCGCGTTGACGGTGATTTATAAGGCACCGAATAAAGTGGCGCATCTGGATCGCATCTATGCGGCGCTTTATGGTGACATGGTTGAGGGGCCTCATTTGGATGTGGTGCGCACGGTCGTGCGACGTGTTCGCGCAAAGCTTCCTAAGCATATGGTGATCAGGACGGTTTGGGGCTTTGGCTATCAGCTTGAGGTGACGTCATGACAGCGGGTTTGGTTTATTCCGATATCAATTGGGCGGGGCTTGAGGCGCGTTACGCTTTTGACGGTGGTTTGCTGGATCTGCGTGCGTCCATCGTTGATGTGGCGCGGCGTTTTGAGGGGTGTCAGGTTTATTTGGCCGCGCCGTTTTCCAAGCAGGTTGTTGATCCGTATTCTGGACGGTTTGAGATTTGGCGCGGCGACGCTGTGGCGCAAGAGGCGGCGCGGTGGTCGGCGATGCTGTCGGCCAATCGCGTCACAGCTGTGTCGCCGGTTGTGTTGTCGTCCGCCATGCTTGGCGCCGATATGGGTGGGGTGCTTGACCCGCTGAATTCTGATTTTTGGCGCAACTTTTGCGCGCCGATTTTGGCGTCAAGTTCGGCTGTCATCGTGCCGCCCATTGCGGGCGCGATGGACAGCGAGGGCGTGTTTTATGCGGCGGCTTATGCGTTGCGGCGCAATACCCGTGTGATGGTGATGCGAGGTGACGCGTGATGTCGGGGGCTGTTTTGAGCGCATCCGAGCCGCTGCCGATTCACTATGGTCTTGAGTATTTGACCGCTGAGGTCTGCGTCCAGTTTTGGCGCGCGGTTTTGGAAGAAAATATCAATTGCTTTTTGGGGCACGGTTATCAGGTGACGCCTGCGCAAAAACGCGACGCGCATCTTTGGATCAATTCGGACGGGTTTGATGAGGTCTGCGATATGGCTGGGTTTGATCCTGTGCGGGCGCGGGCCTCGGTTTTGGAATTGTCCAGAATGGGCTTTTGTAGCATAGAGGAGGCGTGTGATGCAGCATGATTTGACTGTCCAAGGGCGGACAGCTGAGATTTTGGCGGACTGTGCGCGGGTGGCGCTGCAGGGGTATGATGTAGCTTTTGTCGTGCATAAACCTGAGGCGGTGCGATATGCGCGCGATCTTTGCGCGGCTCAGTCGCGGCCTGACGCTGTTGCGAAAGGGATGCTGTTTTATGGCGCGAGTCGCGTTTTTATCGTGGCGGCGCGTGAGGCGGATTGGCGGCTCAAAGGGTGGCGCAGGTTCGTTGTTTTAGATCATGATTTTGACTTTGGCTGCGTGTCATACGTTCACCCAGATGAGCGGCGCGCGATGCGCGATTTGCGCGACATTGTGAATTTGAAGTTCCAAAAGGGTGAATTTAAGCGTTTGGCGCGGGCCAATGCTGCTACCGCTTTCGAACACACCGGACAACTGCACGCTGTAGCCAAGCGCATGACGGGCGAGGTGGTGTGATGGACGGTGTGTTTGATCACATCGTTTGGCCGCTGAAACGCGGTGATACGCTGTCAAACCATGACTGGTTTCCATTTCATGGGCATCGGTTTTTGGCATCCAAGTTTCTGGCTGTGTCGCTCATGGAGGGGCGGCGCGGCGATGTTGGTACGGCGGTGATGTTGTGGTCTGAGGCGATGCGCCAAGACCCTGCTGGCACGCTGCCGTGTGATGATATCGAGTTGGCCAGTTTGGCGCGCTTCGCAACGGTAGCTGATTGGTTGGACGTCAAAGAGGGTGTCATGAGTGGCTGGGTGCCTGTGTCTGTTGAGGATGATCGCACTGGCGAGATTACCAAGCGTCTTGGGCATCCTAGCTTTTTGCAATCGGTTGTCGAAGATATGTTCAAGCGCAAGCGTGGCCGCGATGGTGCGCGTGAGGCGGCAAGGTTGGCGGTTAAAAAATCGCGCATTCGTAAGAAGTTGGCTGAAATGAAGATCCCTGATCACATGATTTCAAATGATCAGGTTGTTCATATGTTGGCCGAACACTTTGAGCATTCAGACCTCTATGTCACGCCTGACAATCTGCGCAGCGCCTTGGTTGAAGTGGTCGGGTATACGGGCGAAGTGGCTCAATTCCCACGCGGTGGCGGGGTTGGGCGCGGGTGAAATGCACGTGAAATGTTGATGAAATAAAGTGAAAGGTTGCTGAAATATTTCAGTTGATTTCAGGCCTGCAAGTGAAATTGCCCTATAGGACAACACAAAACAAAACAAAAAAATAAACCCTCTTTAGGGCGAGCGAAGAAAAACAAACGCCTGACTTGTGGATAAGTCAGATTTGCAGAGAAAGGGAAAGTGATGAGCTGTGAACCATTGATGGGACGTGCCCGCGTTAGAGCTTTGTTGATCGATCCGCTTGAAGATGGCGGCATGGTGCGGCCCGCGCGTGTGACTGTCGACGCGCACAAAGCGTTTTTGGCAAAGGTGGCAGATGAGATCGGGTATTTGAGTGACCTCGGTCTGACCGCGTTGGCGGACTTTCTCATTCGGATGGCTGGGGAGAAGCAGGTTTGGCCAGCGCTGAATGTGATCAAGAACCAAGCCTGGAGTTTGGAGCCAAGGCCCGCAAATCTCAGCGCTGTGGTGACCAGTGTTTTGATGTCGCGCCTCGGGGAGGAGGCCTTGCGGGGTGGTTGGCACGCGGAACTGTTGTTGGATATGCGAAAGATGAGGCCTGTTCCGAAAGGTGACTTTGCGAAAGGTCAGTTGTTGCAGCGCGCCAAGGACAATCAGAGAAACATGAGGGTGATCGATGATAGGGCGGCGCGTGGTGTGGCGCGTGATGGTGACGATCTGTGGCGGGCGGCTTATTTGCGCGGTCAAGATGAAGCAAAGCAGATCATTCATTTGGGTATCGAAAAGAGGGCAGCGCAATGAAGATTGACAGGTTGGACGTGATCTTGGCGGGCGCGCAAAGGAAAGCTGAAAAGGATGGTCGTGCGTTGACGGAAGGCGAGCGCTTGGGTCTGGTGAAGGCGGCTGGCGGATTCCCTGAGGATTGTGGGCCCGCGCCCAAGGATGCCCCAGCCCGCGGTGCTGTGCGTGTTGATACGATGATGGCGTCTTATCCTAAGGGAGAGGGTGAGTTCGAGGCGAAGGTATCGGGTTGGCGCGCGCGAAAGACAGCGACGATAGCGGATGTGTTCGATTTGATGGCTGCGCGGGGAAAGCAGAGGTTTACGCCATCGCAGATCGCAGTGGCGCGGCATTACAGGTTTATGGTTGAGCGCCATTCGGCGGGCGGGATGCGTTGCGCGTCTTTGGAGGCGGCGCCATCAGGTGGGGGTGGATCTGGTGGTGGTGAATGGATTGACGCGTATGTCAGAGAGGGTGACGAGATCAGGGCGATGGAGCGCAGGATAGGTGACGGCGTGGCGTCGGAAGTGGGAGGAGCGGGGCGGGCGGTGATTACGGATAGGGCGTTGGTCGCGTGTGTTTGTTTGAAGGATATGTCGTTGAGTGCGGTGTTGAAGTGTCACGGGTGGCATGTGAGGGGGAGAGCGTTGGGGTTGGCGGTGGTTTTGTTGTCAAAGGCGCTTGGTGATACCTTGGATAGGATGGGAAGAACGGCTGGTTTCAGTGGGGTTGTGGGTGTGTGCGACAAGGGGTTCCAAGAAGATTTTGAAAAAAGATTGAGAGGGACGCTGGACAAATAGGGGAAGCTGCATCTATGAATCTCTCCATCATCAACAAATGCGCCCATCGGAAACGATAGGGCGTTTTTGCGTTTGTAAGCTTCACCTCATTTCTGGAAACATCATGCATGCAACTATGACGTTGGATCATAGCGACTTGACGCGTGGTCTCAGCCATCTTCAAGCCGATCAGGCGCCATATGCTGCCGCTCGTGCGTTGACTGATACGGCTTGGGGGGCAGCGCGCGGGTTGAAGGGGCATATGGAGAATGTCTTCGACAATCCGACTGCGTTCACGAAAAACGCTTTCCGCGTGATCGGAGCTAAGAAGAATAACCTTGAGGCGCAGGTCTTGCCCAAGGATAGGGTGGCGGGGCGTCACTACCTTTTTACACAAGAGGAAGGTGGCGTTCGGCCACAAACGGGTATCGAGAAGCTTTTGCATAGGCATGTGCCGTTTGAAGGTATTTTGCAAACTGTGGTTCCGGCTGGCGATGCAAAGCTCAATCGTTCTGGTAATCTGAGCGCGGCACAAATTCAGAGGGTATTGTCTGGTTTGGGTGCGCAGCGTGACAAGCAGCAAAACACATCGAAGGCATCAAGTAAGCGTCAAAGGTCAAGAGAGACCTATTTTGTGCCACGCTATGGTTTATCGCCTGGGGTCTTCGCACGTCAATCTAACGGTCGTCTGAAGATGATCTTGGCGTTTACGGACAGGGCGTCTCGTTATCGTAAGCGTCTCGGGTATGAAGAATTCGTGACCGAGTACATGGCCGACAACTTTCCTGACGCGTTTTGGCTTTGGCTGGATCGCGCAATGGAGACGCGGCGTTGATTTTTTCTTGGGTCCTTCCTAGCAATCTTCGCACACGGGTAATTCGCACCCTGTTTTGTGCGATTTTTTTGGATTTTAGAAATTCGCAGGGTTGTGGTTGTTGTTGTCTTCTAGGGGCGCACCGTGGTTGATGTCACCGATCACCTAAAGGAAGAAGATTGGGTAGGCCTCAAGGATCGCCTCGCAAAGCATCCGCTTCCTGACAATGATAGTGATATCGATCTCAATATGTCAGAATTGGCGACTGTTTTTGGCGTTTCAACAAACACTGTAAAGTCGTGGCTTACTCAATCGGACGACCCGATGCCCTGCGTTGTTAAAGGTGCCAATGGTCGGGAGTATGTTTTGCGTCTGTCATGGTGCTTTGCGTGGCGGAAACATCAAGAGGCGCAGAAAAAAAATCGCGACATGGGATTGGCCCGTTTGCAAGGCACTCTTTTTGGAGACGTGAAGGTCGTTTCCGATGAGGCTTTAACGCCTAAGCAGGTACGTGAGGTATCTGAGGCTCGTATGAAACACGCGCAAGCGGCAAAGATGCTCGGGACGCTGACAGAAATTGAAGGGGTCTATGAACTTTTTGCGAAGGTGTTTGAGATGTTTCGCAATGGCGCAATGGGAATGTCAGACCGTTTGGAGCGTGAACTCAGTTTGACTCCTGCGCAGGCGCGCCAGGTTGATCGTGCAATGGAAGAATTACTTGGGTCTCTGATTGAGAGTATTTCTGACGACGTGATCGGAAAAGACTTTGAGGGAAACCTTGAAATGAGCACACAGTTGGTGAACGAAACATGAGCCACGCGCGCCATGAGTTTGATCCTTTGCCGCCATATCGCGATCCACGCGATGCGCTCTTAAAAGCGCTGCCATCTTTGGCGCCGCCTCTCAAAGTCTCTGTTGTTGAGGCTGCAGAAAAATTCATGCGCGTTAAGATCAATAACGCTTGGTCGAAGTTTCGGCGTGAAACTGTTCCGTACATGATCGAGCCAATGAACATGGCCACATCGCGTGACTACCGTGCGATGATTTTCGCCGGTCCATCGCGTTCGGGAAAAACCATGCTGCTGAATGCGATTTGGTCGCACGCCATCACCTGCGACCCTGCGCGCATTGGGTTTTATCTCGATGAACGCGCCACTCGTGACAGCTATCAAATGAACACGTTTTCTCCGATCGTGCGCAATTCTCCTGACTTGGCGGCCAAACGCGCAACAGGTCGGGGGTCTGACACCATTGACAGCAAGTTGTTCATCGGGGGAACTCACATCACGCTCGATGTGGTAAGCGGGTCGCGCCTGCAAGAGCGCACGTTGGACAAAGCGCTCGGCACTGAGTTTGATCAATATGGTCCCGACGTGGATGGTGAGGGCGAGCCGCTGAACTTGATGCTGGCGCGAACCTATATGGCGGGTTCTCGTGGATTGACGGCTGTCGAAAGCTCGCCGCGCGCGCCGATCTTAGATGAAAGCGAGGTGAGCGCAGATCCTCACACGGCTCCAAAGGTCGCGTATGGGGTGTTCTCTCACTTTCCGAACACAACACGAGGGCGGCTTTATTGGCCGTGCCCATGCTGTGGGTCAATGTTTGTGCCGAATTATGACATGCTCATTGTTCCAAATAGCGATGACGACAAAGAAGCTGGCCAAGCGGCAAAAATGCAATGCCCACATTGCCGCGATTTAATTTCGCCGGATTTGAAACTTGAGATGCTTGCCGCCTCGCAGTGGCTACACATTGGCGTCGAAGGGAAGGCAGTTTCTCTTCAAAGCGGGAATGTAATCGACACGGATATGCTTGGTTACTGGCTTGATGGAACTCAGGCGGCATTCATGCCGTGGGCAGATATCGTTGTGAAAATGCGCCAAGCTGAACGTCAGTACAAAAGTACAGGTGACGAAAGCCAACTTCGGTCTGTGGTCAACACGCGCATTGGATTGCCCTATCGTCCGCGTTCAGGTGGTGGTGGCGACATTTCAATTGAAGATTTGCGCAAAAAGGCTGAGGCAACACCGTCAACCAAAAAGGTGGCGCCAAGCTGGACCGCGTTTATCGTGATCTCGGTTGATACGCAGGGGACTTATTTTAGCGTTGGGGTGACAGCCTTCGGTCTGGATGGTCGTCGCCAGCCCATCGATCGATTTGACCTGAAGAACCCACCAAATGGCCCCGATGGTCCGATTGATCGCGTTTTGCGTCCGGGCATTTTCGCAGACGATTGGGAGGTTCTTGACGATCTGGAAAACATGCGTTGGACGGTTGAGGGAGGAGAATGGGAGCTTGGTGCCGTTGCCGCAACGGTCGACATGCAGGGCGAGAAGGCAACAACCGACCACGCGTATAAGTTTCTGCGTCGCCGTCGCAAGGCGGGCAAAGGTACTTTCTGGCATCTGTCGCGTGGGCGTGGTGGCAAAAAGCGCGAGTACCGTGATCGTGTGTGGCAGGCTTCGCCTGAAACTGTCTCAGGTAAAAACAAAAATCGCCGCGTTGCCAAAGACATCGTGATTTTGAACATGGCGACAGATCGTCTGAAGGACTCGGTGTCGGCAGGTCTTGTCATGCCAGAGGAAGGGCCAAACTATTGCGCCGTTCCAGACTGGATGACGAACGACGAATTGATCGAGTTCACTGCAGAGCGCCGCGACAATGATGGGGTTTGGTCAAAACGACCAGGCTTTGTGCGCAATGAAAGCCTCGATCATCTCGTGCAGGCACAAGCAACATTTATCATCATCGGCGGCGAACGCTTAAAGCCTGATGATCCGCCTGATTGGGCGCGGCTGGACCTTTCAAATGTCTTCGCACGTTTCGTGGGAGAAATCGAAGACGCGCCTGCAGAACCAGAACAAGCGCCCGAAGTGGCGGAGTGGATTCCTACAAGGGATAATTGGCTATGAGTGCAACAGCAGACCAATTGGCGATGCTCAAAGAAAACTACGGCAAGGGCGTTTTGAGCCTCGAGCAGGGTGGGGAAAAAGTGACCTTCGCGTCGGGCGATGAAATGCGTCGGCGAATTCGCGATTTGGAAGGTCAGGTGGCTGCTGAGAGCGGTCCATCCAGCGCAAACGATGGGGTGAGCTACCCATCTTTCGATAAAGGTTTTTAGAGCGTGACACTTCACTGGACAGACAAAGCGCTTGCGGTCGTTGCACCTCAAGCGGCCATGAAGCGTGTTTCGGCGCGTGTTGCGTTGCGCAGTATGTCAGCGCACTACGATGCGGCCAGCGCAGGCGGGCGCACGGGGTCTTGGCGTAAATCTCGCGACGATGCGAATGCAGCTGGTCGCCAACGCGCGCGTCTCTCGTTTATCTCGCGTGACATGGTGCGCAACAACCCGACAGCGGTTGGCGTCGTGATGACTATTGTGGCTCATGTGATCGGAAAAGGGATCACGCCAAAGCTCGAAGGAATCGAAGATAGTGATCTTGCGAAAGAGGGTAAGGCGCTCCTCGCAGAACATCTCAAATCAACTGCGATTGATCGACGTGGACGTGAAACGCTTGGTGGCCTTCAGCGCTTGATGAAAGCCGCAATCGTGACGGACGGTGAGGTTCTGGTGATAATTCATCCCGCTGCAAACGGGACGTATCCTCAAATTGAAGTCCTGGAAATCGACCACCTCGACGCAAGTGTCCACCGCGCAGACATTGCGGGTGGCTATGTGCAGGATGGGATCGAATATGATGCCGCAGGCAACCGTGTGGCTTACTACATCTTTGATGAGCATCCGGGCGCGCAAGGTTGGTTCAATTGGAAGAAGGGTACGCAGTCACGCCGCGTTCCTGCTCGATTTGTGTATCACGGTTTTCGTCAGGATCGACCTGGACAAGAGCGAGGCGTATCATGGTTTGCGCCCGTCGCAGTGCCTTTGCAAGATTTGGCTGACTATGAAGATGCGCAGCTACTTCGTCAAAAGATCGCAGCATGTTTCACAGTGTTTCGACACACAGAAAATTCCGCGAAGTCGGCACCTGCGAAGCTTTCACCCGGTGCCATTATAGATGTGAACGGTCCAGAAGCCTATGAGTTTGCCAGTCCGCCCGGCGTGGATGGGTATGACGAATTCACGCGCGGCCAGTTGCGGCGCATCGCTAAGGGTGTGGGTATCACCTATGAGGCTTGTTCTGGCGACTTGAGCAACGTCAATTTTTCTTCGGCCAAAATGGGTCGCATGGAGATGGATCGCAATGTCGAAGCGTGGCAGTGGCTTTTGATGATCGGCCAAATTCTTGAGCCGTTGGGCCGTGAGTTTCTCAAGGCTTGGGCGCTTGATCCACGGTTTCATAACCGTGTCCCTGAGATTCTTGAGGCCAAGGTCGATTGGGTTCCGCCTGCGCGCATTTTGATCGACCCCGCTAAAGAATTGAAGCCGTTGATTGAAGAGGTCCGCGCCGGTCTCAACAGCCGTCAGCGTGCCATCACATCACTTGGTCGTGACCCTGATCAAATCCGCGAAGAGCAGGTCGAAGACAAAGTCGAAGCTGACGCTGACAATCTGATCTACGACAGCGATGGACGGTACCACGCAAAACCCGCCCCACCAGTGGCCGGAACACAACACGAGGATCAATGAAATGAATGAACTCTATCTCTATGGAACGGTGGGGCAAGACTTTTGGGGTGAGGAATGCATCACGGCGTCTAGCGTGGTCGAGTCTTTGAGCGAGATGGAAGGGGATCTTACGATCTACCTGAACTCGCCGGGCGGTTTGGTGCACGAAGGTACAACAATTTACAACGTTTTGCGCGACTACGACGGGCACAAGCGCGTGGTCATTCAAGGCCTTGCAGGCTCAATTGCGAGCGTCATTGCTTTGGCGGGTGATGACATCGTCATGGGCGACGGGGCTATGATGATGGTCCACGATCCCGCGACGTGGTGGATTGAGGGCCGTGGGACAGAGGAAGACCATCTTCAAGTAGCTCGCTCACTTGCGAAGGCCGCAACGAACATGGCCAAGCTTTACGCGCGCCAAACGGGGCTACCCATTGATGACGTGCGCGAAATCATGAAAGCCGAAACATGGATGGACGGCGAAGAGGCCTTGGAAAAAGGCTTTGTGACGGAATTGGCTCAAGACCCTGAGACGGAACTTGAAGCCGCCGCATTCGACTATTCCATGTATCGCCACGCCCCAGCTGCTCTCACTGCGAGTGGCCAACGTTTCAAATCTCAAATTACGCAACCGGCCTTGGTGGCCATGATTGCGGGTGTTCCCGTGCAACAAAGGAGCCAGACCATGGCAAAAACCGACAAAACCAAAACCACAGCAAAAACCACGACCAAAGCCCAAACCGAAGGCGATCAAATTGAAGACACAACGGCAGAAGATGTGTCGGATGAAGATCAAAATGATGGCGATGTCAGCGACGAAGATGATGACGCGACTGCCACGGTCGAAGACGACGACGCTGCCGAAAATGTGGACGATGAAGAGTCGCCGGCAACGGCAAAAACCTTGTTGCAAATGGCCGCGTCCTTCGGTCAGCCCGCGGCAACTGCTCAACACATGATCACCAAAGGGATGACCGCCGTTCAGGCGTCGGCGTACCTTGCGAAAGAAGTACAGGGAGAAAACCCAATGTCTGCATCTACCCGTCGCGGCGTATCGCGTGCGACAATCGTTCGTGATGAACGTGAAACCATGCGCGCCGGTATGTCTGGCGCCATTGTCGCCCAAATGTCGCGCGCTCGCGACGTCAGTGGTCCTGCGCGTGACTACATGAACTTGTCCCTCGTGGACATGGCTGCCCAGATCGTTGGCCATCGCGGTAGCACACGTACTGCTGCAGATCGTATCGCTGTCTTTGAGGCGGCGGCACATTCCACGTCCGACTTCCCTGCGATTTTCGAAAATGCTTTGCACAAGCGTTTGCTTACGGCTTACGAGGCACTTCAGCCGACCTACGATTTGGTGTCTGAGCGCCTCGACTTCCGTGACTTCCGCGAAGTACCGCTCGTTCGTGCCGGTGATTTTCCGTCTCTGTTGCCAATTGGTGAGAATGGCGAGATCAAACATGGGACGTTCGGCGAAAGCAAAGAGACAGCCATCCTGTCCAGCTTCGGTCGCCAGATTGCGATTTCCCGCCAAATGATGATCAATGATGACCTTGGCGCGATTGATCGCATTCTGTCAAATTACGGTCGCGCGGTTGCTCAGTTCGAAGACAAGACGTTCTACGCGTTTGCTCTTTCGGCCAAGATGGCGAGCGGAAAATTGATGTTCCATGCGGATCACAAGAATCTCGCTGTAGCCAGTTCTGCAATTTCTGTCGCTTCTGTTGACGCGGGTATGCAGGCGCTGTCGGAGCAAAAAAGCTTGGACGGTGAAGGGCTTGGGACCGTGCCGTCAATTCT